ATTTATTAGCACTTTATTATTTAATTATGAAAAACGTTATATTAAATAATATTTTAAAAACGGAAGATATATATTTTAGTGAACCTGTTAAAAATACTGTAATTGCGGATAGCCAATTTAGACGTATAATGTATTCTAATAATTATATTTCACTTAATAATATTCTAATATTGATGAAATTTGAAAATGTTAAAGTTAATAAATTTTATCAAAAATTTAAATGCACTTTTAACACTGATAATCTTAACAATAATTTAATCATTATTAATATTACTAATATTGAAAAAAATATTTTATCTAAAATTAAATTAAATTCTAAAATTCCCAAATTTTCTATACTTGAACAAGTCAGAAATTGTTTTATTAAATTTTCTGCTTCACAAAACGATAAATTTGGAATTTCTAATATTGATAATTTAACTATTTTTTTAAAAATTTCTGGTATTTGGGAAAATGATACTGAATATGGTTTAACATATAAGTTTTATACTAAATAAATTTTTTTTCAAAATCATCTGTTGTAAAATATTTATAAAAAGTAAATATTTCATATTTTAAATATGAATATCCTCCTAATAAACCAAAATATAATAGAATAATTACACTTGAAATATAACTACTTGTTGAACCATAAGCAGTTATTATTAATAAATAAATAAATGTTATAAAAGATGTCAATACTAAAATTATATTCTTCCATAATTTTTTTGTTTCAATTGATGTTAACATTGATATTTCTTTTATGTCATTTCCTGTTGCATTTATACACGTTGTGTAACCTTCTACGACATCTTCTATTTCTTCTAAGGCTTTTTCTGTTTGTTTACCTGTATAATTTGCATTATCTTCTATTTCTTCTAAGGCTTTTTCTGTTTGTTTACCTGTATAATTTGCATTATCTTTTACTTCTTCTGTTATTTTACCTACATATTTTGAAGACTCTTCTATTGCTGATTCAATAAAATTCATTAATGTTGGAATTAATAATATAAAAAAATTATTTACAGGATTGAAAATATGTGCAAAAATATTTACTAGAGTTACTGGAAGACCATTTCCAAAATTACTTATTAATGGAAACAAACTTACAAAAAATAGAATAAACATTGATAAAATACCAGATAAAGCAAATGCTATTCCTTTTGATTTACTTTCAATTATACCTATAATTTGAATAAACCCTATTGAAATTGTTGCTCCAAATAGAATCATATTACCTTTAATTGTATTAAAAAGTAAACTTGCATTCATTCCTATTTGTGATGATGTTTTTGTTAAAAATGCTCCTGAACTTGATATTGCTGCTTTGGAGCTTGTTAATCCTTTACTTGCTGTATTTGTTAAAGCAGAATAACCAGAACCTAGTGCTGCTTTTGAGCTTGTTAATCCTTTACTTGCTGTATTTGTTAAAGCAGAAGAAGCAGAACCTAGTGCTGCTTTTGAGCTTGTTAATCCTTTACTTGCTGTATTTGTTAAAGCAGAAGAAGCAGAACCTAGTGCTGCTTTGGAACTTGTTAATCCTTTACTTGCTGTATTTGTTAAAGCAGAAGAACCAGAACTTAGTGCTGTTTTTGAACCATTCGCTACTTTATTTGCTCCATTTTTTAACATTATATATTGTATAATATTTAATGTTATTATTTTTTTATAAATATGCCTTTAGAATTTCTAAAGTTAATTTTTCGTAATCGTAATCGTGTTCTTTCAATTCTTTAATTTTTTTAATAGATATGAATTTTGGTTTTTTCATCTTTTGAGTCTTATAATATACATAAGCTCCAAATTTTCCGGTTCGTATACTAACATCCTTATTTAACTCTTTCAAAATATTTTTTTCTTTTTGCTCTCGTGAATCGTCTAATAATTCAATAACGTGTGATAAATTTATTTCTGCAAATTTTAATCTTTTTAGTTCAGTATTTAGAGCAATATTTTTATTATTGTATTGAACGTAAATTCCAAATTTTCCATTTTTTAATATTACATCATTATCTTTATACACACCTAATAATTTATCACTACAATTTGCATCAACTAAATCATGAAAATGTAACGTTTCTTGGTTTGTTTTAATTTCATCATACGTAAAATTATCTTTTACCTTATGAAATTTACTTGATTTTTGGTCTCCTGTTACAATTGTTTCAGCAAGGACTAATCCGTGTTTTGTATTCACACACGTATATTTGTCATCAATTATTACGACGTCCTTTTTCGGCAATTTTTTCATTTGTTCTTTCATTGTTTTTTCAATGTGGTTTTTAAAATTACTGCAAACTTCCTTAAAATCACTCTCATTATTAGCGATATTATCCAACTCCTTCTCCATATCTCGCGTGTAGTCAAACCTAAATAATTCATCGTAATATGTATATAAGAATTGAGAAACGGTTATGCCCATTGTTTCAATTATTAATTTACCTTTTTCGTTTTGAAAAATTATTTCTTCTTTTTGAACTAAAATATTCTTTTCATTGTCTAATACAATATTTTCACATATTTGTTTCTTACCATCTATATTACCCTTTCTTACATAATTTCGTTCAAATAATTTGTCTACAATTGATGCAAATGTACTAGGACGACCAATACCCATTGTTTCTAATTTATTTACTAATGTTGATTCAGTTAGATGGGATTTCGTGCTTGAAATATGAATTTTACAATTTATATTGTTGAGTTTCATACTTTGATTTTTTTCAAGAACATTTAGATAATCAAAATAATGTTCTACTTCCGTATAATCTATAATCTTAAAACCAAGGTGTTTTGGCCGTTGTGTTTTATAAATATAATGTAATTTTTGTGGTGCTTGTATTTTCAATTTCAGTTCTTCAAAAACAGAATTACTCATACAACTCTTAAGGTTATAATTTCTTATTAATTTATACATGTTTTGCATGTTTGATTCCAATGGAATAGTTATTACGTTAATATTGGTGACACGTATAGCCTCGTGAGCTGCTTGTTCCCCGTCCTTTTTAGAACCAGATTTGTTTGACAATTTAAATACATTATCCATTACAAATTTATCACTATATTCGTCTGTAATGAATTTTGAAGTTGAACCTATAAATTCATTTGAATATTTAGCAGTATCAGTCCTGTGATATGTAATATGACCGGCTTCGTATAACTTTTGCAAAATGCTCATCGTTTGTTTGGGAGAGAAATTTAATTTATTGTTTGATAATTGCTGGATAGAACTGGTGATTAGTGGCAAAGGAGGTTTACTTATTAAATCCTTAACAGGCAAAAGTTCAAATTTATGTTCATGAGTTTTTGACAATTCTAAAAAATCAACAACGTCTTCTTTTCGTTCAAACTTTTTATTCAGTTCGCAAAGCAAATTTTGACTAGTAAAGTTGGCTAATGTTTTGTAATAAAATGTTGGTTCTTGTTCCATATATTCTTTGTGATTATCGTATACAATTTTAAGTGCAACTGATTGACACCTTCCTGCCGATAAATTTGCGTTTCTATTAATAAATTTCCAGAGGATTGGAGACACTAGAAACCCGATTTCTAAATCAAGAATTTGTCTTGCTTTTTGGGCCATGACAGCATTCATATCAAGTGTTGTTGGATTCTCTATTGCATTTAATATAGCATCTTTTGTGATTTCATTAAAAATTATACGTTTTGTTGTTTCAACTGGTAATTTGAAATAATCGCAAATATGCCAAGCAATAGCGTGACCTTCAAAATCTGCATCTGTTGCTAGAAAAATTTCAGTAGCCTGTTTAATAGCTCTTCCGAGCGGTTTTAAATATTTCATTTTGTCATTGGAAACCGAATATGTAATATTAAAATTTTCATCAATATCTTTTAGTGATTTCAAGGATCTGAAATGACCAAAAGTTGCTATACATTTATAGTCATTACCGAGAAATGATTCTATTTTTTTAATCTTAGCAGGTGACTCCAAAATAACTAACTTCATAATATATACTATTAAATAACTATTAAATCATTTAATAAAATAATTCTATTACTTCTATCGTCTTTTGAGTAGAATTCTCAATCCAATATTGAACCTGATCTTTTAAACAATCTAATCTTTCTTGCCATTCTGTTTTCTTTGACTTATCTACAACACATATTCCATATCCATTTGTAGTCCAACACGATTTAATTTTTGTACCATTGTTGTTAGTGTATGCATCAGGATTAAAACGGATAAATATTATAGGACGATGCCTTCCATGATAAATTTAATAAAAAATATTAAATTAAACATATCAAATTTTGAAGAAGAATCAAATAAAAACACACTAATATGTGAAGAAATAGAAAAAAATCATTTTTTATATGTAGCAATAAAGAATAATTCCAGTAAAAAGAATAAAAAATTTTGTTATATTTACAATTATGAAAAATTTTATTTGGATATTCAAATTGATATATTTGAAATAAAAACGTTGAATGAATCAGCACATCATATGTGTAGCAAAATTGTGAATGATTCGGCAGAAAAAAATATACACGATATTATTAAATTATTTGAACTAAATTATGAACACAGCGAGTCCTCACAATAATATGTAATATAATAATTTATTTAGGAAAAATAATTTATTTAGGAAAAATAAATTATTTCCTTTAATTATACAAGAAAGGAAATATGAGTGGTTTTCAAAATCTAATCGACGCTAGTTTAGTTGTTGTTGATATTGCCCCACCAGTGAAAGAATTCATAATTACCTTTCCTAGCAGTGGTAGGTTTGCCTCTGAGATTACGTGGAACATTAAACGTAGTGATGGTACTGAAGTAATTAATGGTACTCCTACTACTAATACCGGAACACAAAATGTAAGTGCTACAGAGTTAACATATGATGGGTCGTATGTATTAAATATGTTCGATAGTTATGGGGATACTTGGAATGGATATACAATTGCCGTATCAAGCACAGATTCTAGTGGTAATACCTATGCGAGAGTCACCGAAAATACTGGTCCAGCAAACAATGTCACGTTACCATCCGGTGTCTCAGTAAATTTAAATGAACATGTTATATTCCCAAAGACTGAAGTGGTTCGTGACGATCTACAAAGCATGATCGCATTAGGACATACTATTCCTGAATTAGTAG